GACCACTTCGGCAGCACCAGCGTCGATAACATCATTGCCCGCTGTCGTTACATGGCAAAGGCGTTAGATACAAAGTATATCTTCTTGGACCACGTCAGTATTGTAGTCAGTGCTCAGAGCAACGGAGACGAGAGAAAAGCCTTAGACGAGATATGCACCAAGCTCAGGATGTTAGTACAAGAGACTGGCATCACGTTGTTTATGGTTAGCCACCTCAAGAGACCTGATGGCAAAGGCCACGAAGAAGGCGCTGTAAGCTCGTTGTCACAGCTCAGGGGTTCTGCAAGCATTGCACAGCTCTCAGACATGGTGATAGGACTAGAGCGCAACGGACAGGCTGATGACCCTATAGAGAGGAACACAACGCACGTCAGAGTGCTCAAGAACCGCTTTTGTGGTACTACAGGCAGAGCTGGTGGGTTGCTATTCGATCAGAAGACAGGTAGAATGAACGAAATTAGAGAGGAAGCCCTATAATGAGATGTCTAGCGTGTAATAAGAACCTAACGGATTTTGAATCAACTCGTAGATCAGCACAGAATGGTGATTACTTGGATTTATGCAATGATTGCGCCTTTTACACTGCTGAAGATGTTGATACTATTGACAGAGAAGACCTTAAAAGCGAAGCAGACTGTATTCTGGAGGCAGACAATGAGCAAGATGAGTAACTGGGTACTGGAGAGGCAAGAGGCCAAGCAAGAAGCTAAGCAGGGCAATCCTTTTGACAGGTACAGCAACAAGAAGACTACGGCAGGGCAGTATTATGATTACATTGGACATAGAAACGAATCTAAGCCACGACACCATCTGGGTAGTAGTGACTCAGGACGTGGAAACAGGTAATCTGATGACTCACACCGCTCCCGACACACTAGAACCTGTATTACGTGACTCAAAAGCCGTTATTGGTCACAATATCATAGGTTTTGACGCTCCAGTGCTGGAGAAAGTGTGGAATTTAGTGATACCTGCTAACAAACTCAAGGATACGCTGGCAATGAGTAGGCTCTGGAACCCTTCATTGGAAGGTGGACACAGTTTAGATGCTTGGGGCAAGCGTTTTGGGGATCATAAGATAGAATTTAGTGATTATGACGGTGGTTTAACACCTGAGATGATAGATTACTGCAAGCAGGACGTAGTATTGACCACTAGACTCTACAAACACCTTACAACAACACTAGAGCAGGAGGGATTTAGCCAGCAATGCGTAGATTTAGAAGAGAAGGTGTACATCATTACGGCACAGCAGGAGCGGAACGGCTTTATGCTAGACGTAGAGCAGGCAACTATGTTATGGCAGAGCGTGACGCACCGAATGAGACAGATAACGGAGATGCTACAGGAAGTATTCCCGCCAATAGTGGAGGAGAGGTGGTCAGAGAAGACGGGGAAGCGCCTGAAGGACAAAGTAACTGAGTTCAATGTTGGATCACGCAAGCAAATTGCAGAGAGATTGCAGAGTGTTGGCGTTAAGTTCAAGAAGAAGACAGACAAAGGCGCTATTATCGTTAATGAGAAGGTGTTAGAAGGCATTGACATCCACGAAGCCAAGGTCATACACGAATACCTGATGTTGCAGAAGAGAGCAGCACAGATAGACTCTTGGTTGTCCTTTGAGAAGGAAGGTAGGGTTCACGGCAGGGTTATCACTAACGGAGCTGTGACAGGCCGTATGACGCACCACAGCCCTAACATGGCGCAGATTCCGTCAGTGACAGCACCGTATGGCAAAGAGTGTAGGTCTTTCTGGTGTGTACCAGAGAATCACAAGCTAGTCGGTATAGACGCTAGTGGTTTAGAGTTAAGAATGCTGGCGCACTACATGCAAGACCCAGCGTACACTGAGCAGATTCTTAGTGGTGATATACACACTTACAACATGAAAGCTGCTGGTCTCACTAACAGAAACCAGTCGAAGACTTTTATCTACGCTTTTCTTTATGGCGCTGGAGCGGCTAAGATAGGTCAGATTGTAGGCGGTGGCTATAAAGAAGGTGAAGTATTGATAGAATCTTTCCTACGCAACACTCCCGCACTAGACAAGCTCAGGAAGCGTGTAGCTTACTTCTCAGAAGGCGGCACATTGCCAGCACTAGACGGCAGACGCTTGCGAGTCAGGAGCGAACACGCAGCTTTAAACACTCTCTTGCAAGGCGCAGGAGCTATTGTAATGAAGCAAGCGTTGGTCTTACTGGCAGAGTCGCTAGAGAAATACAAGATACCTTACAAGCTAGTAGCGAACGTACACGATGAATTTCAAATAGAAGTACCAGAAAACTTTGCGGTAACAGTAGGCAAAGCAGCAGTAAGAGCCATTAGGAACGCTGGAGAAGTACTAGAGATGCGCTGCCCTCTTGATGGTGAATACAAGATAGGTAACAACTGGGCAGAAACACATTGATGTGTAGTAATAAGTGTGATATAATATAGGCTGATCAATTGTGATCAAAACAATAGTAAATTACTTAAAGGTGATATAATGAGTGAAGCAAAACCAGTAACAATCAAGTGCGGCATTATGTGGGCAAATCTTCAAGAGAAGAATAAGATGTCTGGTAAGTATCAAGTAGACCTAACAGAGCTGTCTGCTGATGGAAAAGAAGCACTAGAGATGATGGGCTTGTCTGTACGCAGCAAGGAAGGCCACAACGACTTCGTAACCGCTAAGTCTGTAAACCCCATCCGCATCTACGACACTGACGGTAACGAGATCAGAGGCAAGCTACTAGCCAATGGCTCTAAGGCAACCGCTGTCCTAGGCTATTACGACTGGACAAACCCTTCTGGCAAGGCAGGTCGAAGCCCTAGCATTATGAAGCTAGTAATCACTGACTTCATTGAGTACATGGGCAACACTGATGCTGTAGACGTTTCTCTGGAAGAAGCCTTGTGATTTTAATAGATGCAGACATCTTGGTCTACCGTGTAGGTTGGTCTTGTAACGACGCTAGTGAGAAGCAAGCTATCCTAAAGATAGACGACTACGTTGTTAGTCTCATAGAGAACCCTAAGTACCCAGCTACTGAGGAACTACGAGATTATGCTCTGTATCTAACTGGCAAGGGCAACTTCAGAAATGAGTACGCTGTCACTGCTGATTACAAGGCTAACCGTAAAGGTAAGGAGAAACCAAAGCATATTCAGGCTTTAAGAAATCACCTTATCGAGAAGTGGGACGCTATAGTTACTGAGGGAGAAGAGGCAGATGATGCCATAGCTATAGCGGCCACAACTCACGGAGACGCAGCCATCATGGTCACCTTGGACAAAGACTTCGACCAGATAGCAGGGTGGCACTTTAACTTTGTCAAGAATGATAAGTACTACGTTACGCCAGAGGAAGGCATGTTGTTCTTCTATCGTCAAATACTAATGGGTGACCGCGTTGATAACATAATAGGTATCCACGGCATAGGCGAGAAGAAGTCAGCAAAGCTGTTAGAAGACTGCAAGACAGAGCAGGAGTACTACGACAAATGTGTAGAGATGTATGACGGAGATGCAGACAGAGTGCTAGAGAACGGCAGGCTGTTGTGGCTTAGACGTTATGAAGGTGAGATATGGAGCTTTAAAGGTGAGGAATAATGGACGTTGGACAGAAGCACGTTTCCGTTCTTTTATAATATCAGCATTGCGAGGCGCTCACGGTAAATGGGGCGTTAAGCATGATGTTAAGAAGTCAGCGTGGGTAAGTAGAGGTGTCTACAGGTGTGAAGCTTGTAAGAAAGAAGGCTCCTCTACTCTACCACCGTTAGAAGGACGCAAGCGCAAACGTAACAACGCAGCAGTAGATCATATTGATCCAGTGGTAGAACCAGAAGTAGGCTTCGTAGATTGGAACACCTACATTAATAGAATGTTCCTAGAAGCGTCAGGCTACCAAGTGCTGTGTTATAAATGTCATGCTGGAAAGACAGCAGAAGAACGCAAGCGGAGAAAGAGATGAGAGATTTAACTGTAGATTTATTGAAGGAAACTTTTGAGTATAATAAAGAAACTGGAGACTTGATTTGGAAAATAAGAAAGCGAAAAGTAGTTAAAGGAGCTATTGCAGGAACAGTCGTACCAGAGGGTTATAGAGTAATACAATTGAATGCAAAATTTTATAAAGCACACAGGCTTGTTTACTTAATGCATAAAGGCTATTTGCCTAAAACACTAGATCATATCAACGGAGACCGCGCCGACAACCGCATTGAAAATTTAAGAGCTGTATCAGCAGGACAGAATCAGCACAACAGAAAACTCAACAGTAATAACACAAGCGGATATAAAGGCGTAGCGTGGGATAAGGCCAAAGAAAACTGGGCTACCTATATTAATTTAGAAGGTAGGCGTATATTTTTAGGTTACTATAGCACACCAGAAGAAGCTGACAAAGTTGTACGTAAAGCCAGAGAAGAGCTACACGGTGCTTACGCCAATCACGGAGAAAGAGATGAATCAATTAGACATGTTATCAAGAACAACTGATCCTAACACAAGCAGAGAAGCTGCTAGACAAATGATAGACTCAGGCGCATTGAACGCACAGAGTCAGTTTGTTTATTCAGTATTAGTGGACAATCAAGGTCTAACCAGTAGAGAATTAGCTGACAAAGGTGGTGGCGATGTGCATCAGCAAAGAGCTAGGTTTGCTCGTAGGCTGCCTGACTTAGCTAAGAGAGGTTTAGCTGCACAAGGCGAATCACGTCTTTGTAAAGCGTGTAACAGGTTATGTGTTACTTGGTTCTTAGGGGAGGAATCTTAGTATGAAACATTTAGTTATACCAGACACACAGGTTAAACCTAATAATCCTACTAATCATCTGAGATGGGCTGGTCAGTACGCAGCAGACAAGAAGCCAGAGGTTATTGTTTTCATAGGAGACCATTGGGACATGAGCAGCCTGAGCAGCTTCGATGTTGGCTGTAAGAGCTACGAAGGCAGACGCTACGTTAACGACATTAACGCTGGCATAGACGCTATGCGTAAGTTCTTAGAGCCTATACACAGTGAGCAGGAAAGACTCAAGCGTAACAAATGGAAGCAGTGGAATCCTAGACTGGTGTTTACTCTTGGTAATCACGAGAACCGCATAACAAGAGCCATTGAGTCAGACCCTAAGCTAGACGGTCTCATAGGCTTTAAAGACTTTATGCTAGAGGAGATGGGCTTTGAAGTTGTACCGTTTTTGGAACCTGTTGTCATTGATGACATCGCCTACTGCCACTACTTTACTTCAGGTGTTATGGGCAGGCCAGTTAGTTCTGCTAAGTTAATGTTGCAGAAGAAGTATATGAGCTGTATTATGGGGCATGTTCAAGACCGCGACATAGCTTATGCGCGTAAGGCAGACGGAACTAACCTACTGGGACTGTTCTCAGGCATCTTCTACCAGCACGACGAAGACTACCTAACACCTCAGACCAACGGTAGCTGGTCAGGCATTTGGATGCTTAACGAAGTTGCTAATGGTGGTTGCGACGAGCTGCCAGTTAGTATAAACTACTTGAGAGATAAGTACGGAGACTAAGATGGCTCTCACTTACTACGATTTACTAGAGAAGCTCAAGCTATTAGACGAACTAACAATCATAGAGATATTAGACATTACCTCAGAAGAGTTAGTAGATGCTTTTAGCGAGAAGGCTAACGACAGACTAGAACAATTACAAGAGGAATTTAGACATGAGCATCAATGACGCATCAAGATTTGATTGGGATAGAGTAACCAACAAGACAGGACTAGAGCCTTGGGCTACGTTAGCTGAAGAAGAAGAAGACATGGTAGGCGCACCAAGTCATTACAACACAGGCAGCATAGAGTGTATTGAAGCTATTGAAGAGTCTATGTCTAGTGTTGCATTCAAGGGCTACCTCAAAGGCAACTGCATGAAGTACCTGTGGCGCTATGACTACAAAGGCAAGCAGGTAGAGGACTTACAGAAGGCTGGTTGGTACTTACGTAGATTAACAGATATGGTAACAGAGGAAAATAGCTAATGGATCAGTATCAACAGTTTATACACAAGAGCAGATACGCACGATGGATACCTGAGCTAAACAGGCGTGAGACGTGGGCAGAGACAGTGCAGCGTTACGTTGGCTTCTGGGAAGATCGTGGACAGATAGACGACAAGGTGTCTAAGAAGCTCTATAAGGCTATACATGACATGGACGTTATGCCTTCTATGCGCTGCATGATGACAGCAGGAGTAGCGTTAGACAAGGACAACGTAGCAGGATTCAACTGTAGCTACCTAGCCATTGACTCACCGCGTAGCTTTGACGAGCTAATGTATGTCCTGATGTGTGGTACAGGTGTAGGCTTCAGTGTTGAGCGTAACTTTATCACTAAGCTTCCAGTAGTGGCTGAGACCTTCCACAAGACAGACAGCGTCATTGTAGTGTCTGACAGCAAGATTGGCTGGGCTTCTGCGTTCCGTGAGCTTATTGCTATGCTGTTTGCAGGTAAGATACCTCAGTATGACGTTAGCAAGGTAAGAGGCGCAGGAGAGCGTTTAAAGACCTTTGGTGGTCGTGCGTCAGGTCCAGAGCCTTTAGAAGACCTGTTCCACTTCTGCATTGCTGTGTTCCAGAAAGCAGCAGGACGTAAGCTCAACAGCCTAGAGTGTCACGACATTGTGTGTAAGATTGCAGACATTGTTGTTGTAGGCGGTGTTAGACGTTCAGCACTCATCAGCCTCTCTAACCTATCAGACCCACGAATGGCTAAAGCTAAGAATGGTAACTGGTGGGAGAACGAAGGGCAGCGTAGACTTGCTAACAACTCTGTGGCGTACACTGAGAAGCCAGACTTTGAGGCTTTCTTAGGCGAGATGCAGAACATGTACGAGTCTAAGGCAGGTGAGCGTGGTATCTTCAGTCGTGTAGCAGCACAGAAGATAGCAGCACGTAACGGACGTAGAGACCCTGATCAGGACTTTGGTACTAACCCTTGCTCTGAGATCATCTTACGCAGTAATCAGTTCTGTAACCTGTCAGAGATCGTTGTACGCGCAGACGATACGCTAAAGACGCTAAAGGCTAAGGCCGAGATTGCTTCTATCATTGGTACGCTGCAAGCAACGCTAACAGACTTTAGATACCTGCGTAGTGCTTGGAAGAGAAACACTGAGGAAGAGGCTCTGCTGGGCGTTAGCATGACAGGTATCATGGACCACTACCTATTAAGCAAAGGCGAGTCAAAGGACTTGAGCAAGTGGCTAGAGGAAGTTAGAGATGTATGCGTGGACACTAACAAGGAATGGGCTGCGAAGCTTGGCATTAACCAGTCTGCGGCTATTACATGCGTTAAGCCTAGCGGTACTGTATCTCAGCTTGTCGATAGTGCTTCTGGCATCCATCCTCGCTTCTCTAAGCATTACATTCGCAGAGTTCGTAGCGATAAGAAAGACCCGCTTGCAGAGTTTATGTCAAACAGAGGATTCCCTGTAGAGCAAGACCTAATGAGTCCTTCGTCTGCTGTCTTTAGCTTCCCTATTAAAGCTCCTGACACAAGCGTCACAGTGTCTCAGGTGGGTGCTATGCAGCAGCTAGAACTTTGGAAAGCATATCAGAACCACTGGTGCGAACACAAACCAAGCATCACTGTTTATTATACTGATAGCGAGTTCTTGCAGATAGCTCAGTGGATATGGGATAACTTTGAACTGTGTAGTGGTATTAGTCTGTTGCCATTTAGTGATCATGTATATCAACAAGCTCCGTATGAGGACATTACTGCTGAGAAGTACGATGAGTTGGTAGCAGCTATGCCGAAAGGTGTGGATTGGATAGAGTTAGAACAGTATGAACAGGAGGATAATACGACAGGGAGTCAGGAGTTAGCGTGTGTAGGTGGAGCGTGTGAGATAGTGTAAAACCTAGAGGTACTAAAAAGCCCTGTGTAGTTATCTACGCAGGGCTTTTTTGTTTACTACCTATATTCGTTTCTTAACTCAGCTTGTTCTTCTGTAGTTAAACCATCCATAACTTCAGCAATGATTAGAGCAACAGCTTTTTCTTTGGCCGTATCGTTCTTAAAGTTTGTTTTTTCAAAAGCCAACAGCTTACTAACAGCTTTAGGGTTTCTAGAGGCTCTTTCTAAAAATACTGGCCCTAGTAAAATAGCAGCAGAGCTTACCAAACCAGCTATTCCTGTCGTTGCTACTGCTCCACCACCAAAACCTTGACCTAAGGTAGACAGAGTTTGAAATTCCTTTCCTCTAAGAACCAAAGAACCAATATTGCCGTCAGGTCTTTTAGAAGCCTCGCTCATTAAATTAAACAACTGCTTTACTCTTCCGTAATCAGCACCAGTTACTAGTTTAAGCATCTCGTTTTTGTCTGGCTTATTAAACTCATCTGCTAACCTAGAGTAAGCTCCTTTCGCTATATCGAAGTTCTCGTCTTGTATTGTAGGAAGTAGTGTTCTGAGATACCCTGATTTAATTGCTAGTTTAGCATCCTCTGCGGTTTTAAAAACACCAGCAGACTCCCCTCCAGCTTTCTTAGTTTGAGCAAAAGACTCGTCAATACTTTTAAGTAAAGCTCTAACATTGTCAGTTGACGTTCCTTTAGTAACTAAGCTGCCTAACATCCGAAACTTCTCGTCAGTAGCATTTTCTACAAAAGACCTGTTAATTTTAGGTAATAAAGTTTTCATTCCTTCGCTATACGAGGTTTTTAAAAGCTGATAATCTTTAGCTACGTTTTTATCAACAGTTTTAAGAGTGTTTATAAACGAAGACTTTAAAACTGAAACCATAGAACCTAGTTCTCTAGCAGCAGCATCGCTATAAACATCACTATTTATGTCACCGAAAGCCTTAATGTCTTGAGTTATCTTTTTGTCTAAGTCCAGTAAAGTTCTAGCAGTTAGTCTCTCAGTTGCTAACGGTCCTTTCAATAAATCATCTATATATTTTAGAGTTGGGGCGCTATACATACTAAATGTTTTACGATTTCCTGCTTTTAAAAATCTATTAAGCTTAGTACGTATGATATTTGTAGAAACTGCTTCTCCGCTTAAACTTTTTCTAATTTCATCTAAACCTTTTCCGTAAACATCAGAAGCGGCTGACTTACCTGCTGTTAGTACACTAAGCAAAGCCTGACCCATTTCTTCGGAAGTAGCTCCTACAGAAGAAGAAGAAGAATCTAGAACCTCCTGCAAAGCGTCAGCAGTAGCTGCGTTTACTCTTTGTGCGTTTTGAGAAGCTCCTGCGCTAGATAAAATACCTAACTCACCTATCTTTTCTTTAAATATTTGTAAGCCTGTTGCTTCCCCTGTTTGAGAAATAGTTAATGAAGCGGGTTCAGTAGCTTCTTGCAATATCTTTTGAGAGGCTTGTAAAGATTCTTTTGAGCCAGCTTTAGGAGCACTTGCAGCAATTTTCTCTGCTATTTTAACTGCCTCTTCTGCTACTTCTTGAGGTGTAAAACCTAGTTTTGCTTTAGCAGCAAAATACGCAGGCTTAAATATTCTTCCTAAGCCCATAGTAACTATGTCGAAACCTGCTGAAATTAAAGCTTCTTCTGCTGCTTCAGCGTAGTCTAGTTCTTCACCAGCAAGCTCGTTTGATATTAAAGAACCACCGCCTGATCCAAAAGCGCCTCCTATTATAGCACCAGCAGCTATACCAACTGGGCCAAATGGAATACCTAACGCAGCTCCAGTAGCTGCTCCAGCCAATCCTACAGGAAGCTCCATATTCTTTTGAAGCCAGTTAAGTTCTTCAGGAGTTTCTGGAGTTTCTGGAGTTTTAAAGTCTTCAACAGTAGCCATTCCGTTTCGTATTAAAACGTCTTTTAGCTCTTGCTTCCCTACACCTTCAGGAACACCACCTGCAATTGTAACAACTAATCCGCTAGGAAGAGTGTACTCGTCATTAGTTTCTTCAATCATTCTGCAACCTCCTGCAAATCAGCCCACGTCTTAGGAGTTGTCATCAAAGATTCATATTGAGCTAAAGAAAAAGCCCTATAGCCGTCTCTAGTAGCTTCTGGGCGTAATAAATACTGCCTGTTTCTTGCTCTTCTTGCCATTTCGTTTTTAAAACGCGTTATCAGTCTTTTGTTTAGGGTTCCACTGCTAAGAATAGCTGGTACTAACTCAGCAGCAGCTTTTCTTTCACCGTCTGAAGGATTAGAACCAAATGCCTCTAGCTTGGCTACCATCATTTGTTTAGCCATTACATCAAACTCAGCTACGTTTGCATCAGTCATGTTAAAAGTGTCAGTTAAGGCTTTAGTTCCAGTTGCTTGTATGCCTCCTGTGTTTATTTGATCTAAAATAAGCAACATATCGTCTGCATTTCTTACAGCTTCAGAAGACAAAGAAAACTCATCAATCGCAGCTCCCTGCTTCGCAGCAAATATCTTATTCTGCTCTCTTTTCTCATCACCTTCTGTTTTAGCGTTTTCTTTGTTTTGTATAGCTTCTTTACGAGCCTTAGCAGCAGCCTCTTGAGTCATTCCTCCGTAAACACCTGTGGATACTAGTTGTAACTTTCCGACTGGTTGTGCAGGCGAACCAGCCAACGGAGTTATTTGAGAACTTATGCTACCCCCATCTGGGTCTTTAGTCATAGCGCCATAATATAAATTACCCTTGGTATCAACATACTTATCTGCGCCTCCAAAACCCATACCACTCCCTTGAGATTTGTCTTTAATAAAAGCAGTCCAGTTTTCAGCCTTTAATACACCAGACTCAACTAACCCAGTATATTGGGGGTGATTAGTTGCAATAAACTGTAGAAATCCTGTTTGAGCTTCTTCTTCTTTTAGTTCATCTAGTCTTAACTTCTCCATAGCTACAGCTTGTTGATTCAAAGCATTAGCACCCTCTATATCACCCTGAATCTGCTTAACCTTCGCCATAGTGCGCAGACCGTCAGCACTCTTTAAGTCTATGTTACTAATAGCACTAGCTATGTTCTGCTGTGGAGAAGGCGCACCACCACGAGCTAAGTTCTGTATGCCACCAGACAACTTAGCCGCCTGTTGTGCTCCAAACATCCCTGCAAAGTTCTTAGAACCAGCGACAGGGGTAGGTTGTACAGGCTGCTGTGTGTCAGAAATGCCTGTTAGTAGTCTTACTAAGTCTTGTTGAGTAGCCATTATCCATTACCTCCAAGGTATTTAAAGATAGCTTCCATCATGCCACCACCGCCGTCTGTGCCTTGCTTTAAAGCAGCCGCTAACAGCTTATCTTTAGTAGACATCTCTGACCCAACCATGCCTTCTAATAGTGCTGATTGCTGTCCTAGTCTTAGTTGGTTAGCCATCTGTTCAGCATTCAAGCGTCCTTCTATGCCTCCTAAGTCTAGCTGCGAACCTAGTTCAGTACCAGTCCTACGACCAACATCAGCAAAGCCAGCAGGTACTGCACTGCCTTGTAGCATAGCAAGAGCATTCTTTTGTGGATCATAACCAGCAGTCAATAGACCTTGAGCGCCTAATAGAGACTGTTGCTGCTCTGCTAGTGCTTGATTTCTAGCGCCTAAGTTAGCACGACCCATAGCTTCTTGACGAGCTGTTTCTTGCGCTAGAAGTTCAGGAGAAGCACCGCCATAAGCGCTAGAAGAAATACCTAGTCTGCCTTGAGACAACATGCGTTCTTCTGTAGCTAGACGGTTACGTTCTTCTTCAGGACGCTGTGTGGCTCTTATTTGCTCAAATATAGACGCTTGCTGCGCTGCTGGGTCTTGACCTACCTGTCCAAACAAACCCTGTGCTTGTCCCATTAGCTGCTGTTGCATAGCAGCCTGTTCAGGAGATAAGTTAACATCAAAGCCGCCTTGAGCGTTGGTAGCTACGTTAGCTAAGTCACTAGTAACAGCGTAAGGCTGAAAAGCTGTACCTGCTCTTGCTTGTTCAGAGAGCAGTCCTGTAGCGTCTTGTAGTTCTCTACCTGTGTCTTGTACATTTTTAATGTTCTCTTCACCAAGATAGTAGCTACCGCCTGTTCTACCAATATTAGTTAAAAAACCCTGCCAATCAAAACCAGCTTCTGTTCCAGTTCCTACACTCATTAGAATGCACCTCCAGTTATAGTTCCTGCTGTGACAACGCCTGAGACATTGAGTGTCGTCGCAGCGACAGTTCCTGTGAATGTAGGACTAGCAGTGTTAGATTTACTGTTAACAGCAACAGCAATGTTAGTGTATTCAGCGTCAATTTCTGTCCCTCGTACTATTTTATTTGCATTTCCAGAAGCTAGTGCATCTTTAGCAGCAAAGTTAGTTGTTTTTGTATAATTGGACATTAAATAAGTCTCCCCATTAGAGCATGTATATCAATTTTTTGAATAGAAAAAGGAACATTGGCTATCTGCGCTTCAATACCAATAGTAAGAATACTACCGCTGCCGTTAGCGTTTACACTCGCTCTGTTAATCAAAGCGTCAACACCTCCTGAGTACTCTGAAATAGCGTATTGAGCAACACCGTATTCAGAAACAGCGTTACTAGCACTAAATGTAAAAGCTTGTTTATTAAAAGCTTCTGTGTAGTCGTAGCCCCAGTTTAGTGTAATGTCTGTGCCGTGAGCACCTACAATAGTTAAATTAAACTTTTTTAGGAACTTTAAATTAGAAGCGTTACCAAAGTCTGTAGGATTGCTAAAATATCGTAACTGATACTCAGAAGTGTTGTCTAAGTATCCGTGATATTTAACAATACCTGTAGACTTTCCTATGTAAATTGTTCCGTCTTCTGCTAAGTTTAAAGCTAGAGGGTCAATAACTGACCATGTAGTAACACGATGTGCTCCAGATTCGTTTAACGGGCCTCTCATATCAAAGCAGTATACCTCACCAGTAGAGGGTAAGGTGAGCAAGTAAAAAGCTTCGTCTGGGCTATACAGAGATTTTATAGGTAACTGCTGCTTTTCAACAAGAGACATCAAGTCGTTACGAACATTCTTGCTAATGTCTCTCATAGGCAGAGATTTTTCTTGAATTACTCTACCAAAGCTGCGTACACCAGAGTCAGATAAGAATATTAGATCGTTGCCTGTCTGTTGTACTGAGTCACGAGCAATACAACCTACACCGTCAATAGTATCTGCAAGAACCATATTAGCAGGTGACGAAGCGCCTGAATACACAACAATAGAACGCTTACCAAAGATAACTAAGAAGTCATTGTGTGCAGCTAAAGACACAACCTCGTCAAAGCCAGAAGGCCAGACTAAAGTTAAATCTAAGCTGCCTGAAGCGCCTCCTGTCCAAGCTGCTCCGTTAAGAGTGTCACTCCAGTAAACAATGTATTTGCTTCCTACAACACCTGCTACCCACATCTTACCAAAAGCAGCCAAAGCTTCGTTTCCTTGAGGCATCGTACCTGCGGAGTGTGCGTGACTAGATATTTTCTCTAGTACAAAAGAACCTGACTCGTCTGTTCCAATAAGAGGCTCGTGACCGCTTTGTACCATCTGTATATGATTATTAAAGTTAACACACTTCCAATTGTTAGCAGAAGGCGTGTAATTAGCAGGGGTAATGTCAACAAGAGTTGTAGTACCTTTAAATATTTTATTGTTGCCAGCAGAGATAACAATCTTATCACCGCTTCTGTCTACAAACTCAAAGATAGTTTCAATACCACGGCTAGAGCCTAACACGGCTGCTCCGTTACCGCTGACGTTTAAGTAGCCTTTACGTGCGCCTATGCGTCCTAGCTTGTCAATGACACAGTTATCAGCAATAGCAGCAAAGGAAGGGTCTACACCAATAGGTGAATCTTGTGTGTTAAGCCCAGCAAAGCCGGGACTTGCTATGGTAATGTTC